ATTTTAATTATGAACGTACATAATATCCCACAAGATAAAATGCAAGCCGAACATAGTTTGACTTTAGTTAAATTAGAGCTTTTAGAGTTGCTAGCAGAAATGGCAGGTAGCTATACAACTGTTGCCAATATTAGTGGTGATATCCACAATAGAATCAAATTTATAGATAACGTGCTAGAGGGTACAGAGTAATGAGTAATGATATTTTTAAGGTATTAAATAATGTTGATGTAATGCCGTTAACAAAAGAGAAGGGTAAGTTTAGATATCTTTCATGGTCTAACGCAGTAAGAGAAGCTACAAAGCTATTTCCTGAGATGTCTTGGCAGATGACAAAGTGGGATAACTTACCATATTTAAAAACAGAATTAGGGTATTTTGTTGAGTGTACGGTTACTATTTCAGGATTAAGCAAAACGCAAATGATGCCCGTTTTAGACTTTAAGAACAATACAGCAGTATCACCAAAAGCAAGCGATATAAATAAAAGTCAAATGAGAGCGCTTACAAAAGCTATAGCCTTACATGGATTAGGTATCGAATTATATGCTGGTGAAGATATAAACGGGGAGTATGAAGGAGACGGATCAACAAAGGTAGAGTTAACTATTGACGTTGAGCAGGTTGATACTTTAGTGCCTTTGCTTTGTGATGAATCAGGACATTACACAGAGAAAGGCAACAAAATACGAAACGGCTATAAGTTTAATAACATTAACGAAATACTCGAAAAAGATTATCAAAAAATATTAAAGGCTGCATCATGAAAATTATAGAAACTTGCGAGCAAGGAAGTGCTGAATGGTTAACAATGCGACTAGGAAAAGTGACCGCCTCAAGAGTAGGAGACGTTTTATCAAAAGGTCGTGGAACTTCACCAAGTCAAAAAGCAAAATCTTACATGATGGAGTTAATAGCAGAGACTTTAACAGGGCAATCAAAGCCGTTCTTCGAGAATGATGCTATGCGCTGGGGTACAGAAACAGAGCCACAAGCCCGTTCAATGTATGAAATAAACAACGACTTTGTGACAGTTAAAGAAGTTGCTTTTATTGAATTTAACGAGTTTATAGGCGTATCACCTGATGGTTTAGTCGGTGAAAATGGTTTACTTGAAATAAAATGCCCCACAACAACAACGCAAATAAATCGCGCGCTATCTGATGATTACAGTTCAGACTATAAAGCACAGATACAAATGCAGCTTTGGATTAGCGGGCGTGATTGGTGTGATTTTGTTAGCTTTGACCCAAGGCTAGATTGTGAGGCAAGTTATTTGCAACAGCGCGTTATGCGTGACGAAGAATATATAAAAGAAATGCAAGATAAAGTATTTGCTTTTGTAGAGAAGAAAAACGAATTAATAAAACAATTAACTAAATAGGAAAGATATAAATGCATATTATACATGGCGAACTACGAAAAGCACCATACGTTAAAACTGGAATGGGGCAAGACGGGCAGACCACAATGTTTATAATTGAATTGTCAGAAATGATAAAAGACCGTCAAACAGGAGAAAAGAATTACACTAATTACAGCGCTGCTATTTTTGCCAAGTCTCAAGCTCAAATTGATTATTATAATACTTCATTAGTAGAGGGTAATTACGTTGTAGTTAATTGTGAGAAATTAAAAGTTGATGTTAGTGAAAGCAACGGCAAACAGTATATTAAACTACAGATGGAAAACGCAAGGCTAGAAGGTGCAAAATACATTGAAGCTAAACAAGGCGGATTCCAGCAAGCACCAGCGCAGCAACAATACCAGCAGCCACAGCAACAGCCACAATCGCAAGGATTACCACCTAATCAGCAAGGGTGGGGGCAGCCGCAACAGCAGCAAGCACCTAACTTCCCACAGGATAATAAAGCGCCCTTTTAAACAATAACTAAATAGCCTGTATAAAGCATACAGGCTAAATAAGAGGTAATAATGCTGATAGCCAAAACTCACACATCAAGACATTGCAGATTATGTAAGATTGAATTGTATATAGGTGCTGGCTATTATGACTTAGGTAAGGGTAAGTATGTTTGCGAGCATTGCGTTAATTTAATAATGAACTATTTAATAACGTGCTACGCAATACAAAACAATAAGGTAAATTAATTATGAATAGGCCGACAGATGAGCAGATATTTAATTACATGAAGCCTGATGATTATTCTTGCCTAGTATGTAACGAAGAAACAAAAGAGTTAGACTGTGGTTACTATGTTACTCGCCAGTGCTTGAGTTGCGGCTATACACCAGAGCCACAAGAAGAGTGATGAATTTAACAGTAATAAGGTAATTAATTACTTTGACCGAAATAAAAACAATTATATTCCCGTATGGGTTGGAGCATTTAAAAATGTATAAATTGAGCAGTAAATCAAAGGGGCGTTTGCAGGGTATTGACCCACGTTTAATAAGTATTATTAACGAAGCGTTGAAAATTAGCGTTATAGATTTTGGAATACCTGGTGACGGTGGGTTAAGAACCGCAGAACGCCAAAAAGAATTATTTGATAAAAAAGTCAGTGAATGCGATGGCACTATAAACAAATCGTATCATCAAACCGGCAAAGCTTTTGATGTTTATGCGTATGTTGATGGTACGGCTAGCTGGGATAGATATCATTTAACACAAGTTGCTGCGGCAATATTACAAGCTGCGGCTATGCTTGGTTATCAATTACGATGGGGTGGCCTTTTTAAGAGCTTTGTTGATATGCCTCATTTCGAGATTAGGGATTAATATGTTCATACAGGTAACTAAAAAAATTAATAGCTACTCACAACTATGTGTAATTAACGTAAATAATATTAATTATATGTACGCTAATATGTACGCCGACAGAAATGAAACAGTAATCGAGTTTAGTAACGAAAGTATTCGTGTACGTGAAAGTATTGAAGAAATTCTGGGGTTAATATCAAATAAACCTTGTGTTACATGTAACAGTGTATTATAGTTACTTCAACAGCAACGAAACAACGGATTAAATAAAATGTTCAAACCCACTAAATTCTATCCAGCAAATATTATTAATAACGGTAAGCCTTCTTTATGGACCAATCACTTTGACACTGCTCATGCGGCTAAAAATTCCGTTCAGAAGTTGATTGATAATAATGATTTCGGCACAAAAAATCATGTTTTAGCTGGTTACGCTTACTTTAATAAAGATAATGAAATTGTTTATGCCTTCCCTAAAAAAGAAGACATGATTAAAGCCTTAGTTTCAATTAAAAAAATGGTTAGCACTGGCGGAACAAGACAATACGCCAAGTTAAGAATGTTAAAAAATTCAGCTATATCTACTCTTAATAAACTAAATAATAAAGAGCTAGCAGACAAGGTTATAAAAGTAAATACGTTTAAAGAGTTGGGGTTGCTACTTGATGAGTAAAGAAAGAGTTAAACAATACCGACTTAGGCAAAAAGAGCTAGGTCGGTTAAAACGTGAAATGTATTTAACTGATAGTGAGTATGAGACTTTGAAGTTTTATTTAGAGCAGTTAAGGGCTAACAATGAGTGAAGAACAAAAACCGTCCAACTTAATTTTAGTTGCGGCGGCGAGTGCTGCTATTAGTGGCGGTGGTACTCACATAGTTACATCAAGCGATGATGTAACTAGTGCTGGCATTGAAGATTGTCGTTCATTCTCAGAACATGCTAGAGAGCATGAGCGCGCTAATTGTGAGATAGAGAAAAATAGAATTTTATTGGAGTGTAAATGATTAACTTAATTCAAGGTGATTGCTTAGAGCGAATGAAAGAGATTGAAAGCGGTTCAGTTGATATGATTTTGACAGATCCGCCTTATGGCACTACAGCGTGTAAATGGGATTCAATCATTCCGCTAGAACCAATGTGGGAGCAGTTGAAGCGTATTATTAAGCCTAATGGGGCTATTGTAATGACAGCAAGCCAACCTTTTACAAGTGTATTGACCTGCAGTAATTTAAAAATGTTTAAGTATTCTATGGTTTGGAAGAAGTCACAAAGCACGGGGCATTTAAATGCTTGGCGTATGCCTATGAGAGCGCATGAGGATTTAGTTGTTTTTTATAGTAAGCCGCCAACGTATAACCCAGAATTAAAAGACAAGCCGGCAGCTAACATTAGACCAATAACAAGCAGAACAAAGAAAACAGATTGTTATGGTGATCACAAGCTTGATGCTCGGAAATGCCCGCCAAATAAAACAATGCCAAACAGTGTACTGCAGTTCAATAACGCACAAGGCACAGTGCACCCAACACAAAAGCCAGTTGCATTAATGGAGTGCCTAATTAAAACCTACACCAACGAAAACGAAACGGTTTTAGATTTCACAATGGGCAGTGGCACTACTGGCGTAGCAGCTAAAAACCTAAACCGTAGCTTTATCGGTATTGAGTTAGACGAGAATTATTTTAACATTGCACAAGAAAGAATTGGAGTGTAAACCATGACTGATTTAGAAATATGCAAACGTATTGCAGAGATTGAGGGTTACAGGGTATCAACTGACGTAAGACCAAGTTGTGGAAGTGCTTATGCAAACATATATCCTGACAACTGTTACGGGAACTACAACCCACTAACAGACAAGGCTTTATGTTTTGATTTGATGGTTAAGCACAAGGTAGATACAGAGTGGTGGGGCGATGAATTAGGTGTTTATATACCTGTCAACGATGGTGAGATACACGACAAAAACCCACAAAAAGCTATATGTTTAGCGATAATTGAAGCACACAAGGGGTAAACCATGAGCTGGTTCGGACTATTTGATAAGACTGTTGATTTGGTATCAGAGGCTATTGAAGACCCTGATAAACTAAATCAAATTAAAGGCAACATTGAGCGATTAAAGCAGGAGCGCTACACGCTAGAGTTGCAAACTAAAACGATTCCCTGGGTTGATGCTTTGCACAAGATGGGTAGACAAATAACTGGTTATGTGGGGTACGGTTTAGCGTTTTACATGGTTAGTCACGGTTATGACCCCATGGCAGCAATGGCAGCAGTAGCACCAGGCGGTATTTACGCAGCATTTAAAAACAAGGGTAAGTAATGGATAAACCAATCGACCACAAAGGAACAAAACCAAATCACAGGCGTATTGTGCCTAAGAAACAATACTGTTAATATACAAGGACTTTTAACAAGATGGATTTATTTCAATGGCTTCTACAAGAAAGCGAAAGCGCTCTAGCGGTAGTAAACAGTCAAAGTAAAAATACTGAATTATTTTTACTCTACGCTATTGTTTCAATATGTATCAAAAAGCCGCAGCTATTGTCGGCTTTTTTTATGAGTTGTTTATTATTTGAATGCAGCTTTTTTGATAATTTTACTGAGGGCCAGTTATATTTAATAACATTTATAATTTACAGTTATGTAATGTTTTGTAATGGATTTAACGCAGATACTAGGGCAGCTTGTGTCATAATGTGCTTATTATGTGTTGTACTAGCGTATGATGCCGCGTTTTATGGGGTAGAGGGATTTTATGGAGCACATGAAACGGTTGTTTATAACAATATCGAACATCTTGTTATATGCTGTCATATTCTCATTATTTACTCGACTATTAAAATCGGGGCAATTAGAAACAATATCAGAAATATCTCTAATTCTATTGTTCGCATGTCGCGCCGTAGTGTTAATTTTACAATTGTATGATAAAATAAAATGTAATTGTAGAAATAACGAGTAGCACTATGACAACAGAAATCCAACAGTTAATCGCGGCCATCAGGGAGGATCGCGAAAACACCCAAAGAGCATTGGTTAAAATGGAAGGCGCTATTAACAAAATGAGTGAGACATTTACCACGTTTTATCAGCATATTGCTACCGTTGAGAACGAACGTAAAAATACCGATCAATTTAAAAAAGAGACTAGAGAGTTTCAGGAATATGCAAAACCTATATTGGCAAAGAGTAAAGACTGGCACAACATAGGCAGTAAATTTCTATTAATAGCTGGCGGTATAATTATTACTAGTTTAGCTGTTTTATTAGGTGTTAAACCGTAACGCCCTAGCGGGGCAATCATCACGGCAGGGCTACGATGGCAGAATTAACAAAAAAACAAGAGCTATTTTGTATTGAATACTTGATAGATTTGAATGCAACACAAGCAGCTATACGTGCTGGCTATTCAAAACACACCGCAAAAGACATAGGCTGTCAAAACTTAGCAAAACTCAACATAAGCGAGAGAATAGGTCAACTGTTCGAAGATAGAGCGAGTAAAACCAAGATAGACGCTGAATACGTGCTAATTAAGAGTAACGAGCTGTTAAACAGATGCATGGTAGAGGGTGAAGATTTTAGCCCTTCAGGAGCAGGCAAGGCGCTTGATTTAATAGGTAAGCATGTTGACGTTCAAGCATTCAATGAAAAGTCTACAGTCGATAACACTCACATAATAACAAAAGTTAATCATGCCGACTGGTAAAATAGATTTAAAGTTATTTCAGAACCACGTTAAAAGTAAATCCCCTGCATTCGTACCATTATTTAAAAACAAATCACGATATCAAATTGCATGGGGCGGTGCTGGTTCTGGTAAGTCTCACATAGTAGCTAGAAAGCTGCTTTTCCGCATGCTTAATGAATCAGAAGTTAAGCACAACTTTCTTATAATACGCAAAGTAGACAGAACCATTAAAAAGTCTGTATGGACGCTTGTAAAAAACATTATATCTATTTGGGGGTTAACTAAAGAGTTTCACTTCAACCAAACAGATAGAACAATGATATACAAGCCTAACGGCGCACAGTTCATGTTCAGCGGTCTTGATGATGTTGAGAAACTAAAGTCTATTGAGGGTGTTACTTCTATATGGGTAGAAGAAGCAACCGAGCTATTACAAGAAGATTTTGAACAATTAGATTTACGTTTACGTGGTGACTTTAACTGCTTAAAGCAAATCATACTTACATTGAATCCTATCAGTGAACAGCACTGGATTAAAAAAATATTCTTTGATGATCCAATCGAGGGCGTATTCACATTAAAGACAACTTACCTTGATAACTCATTTATAGACGATGAGTATAAAATGGTTATGGAGAACAAGAAGAAGTCAAACCCTAGATATTATAATATATATGCGCTTGGTAATTGGGGTACTGCTGAAGGGCTGATATTCCAAAACGTAGAGCAAAGATTAATTAGGCATTCAGAAGTAGAAAACCTAATATGTTTACAGGGCCTTGATTTTGGTTACACTAACGATCCTAGTGCGTTCAGTCAAAACTACATAGATATTGATAATAAAAAGCTTTATGTGTATGACGGTTTTTACGCCAAAGGAATGAGTAATAACGCCATATCTGCAAAGCTAAAAGATATGCAAGTTCACAAGCATATGACAACGGCAGATAGTAGCGAGCCTAAATCAATAGACGCTATCAAGAGCAAAGGCGTTAGAATACAAGGGGCACAAAAAGGAAAGGATTCTATAAACTCAGGTATAGATTTTTTGCTAGATTACGAGATTATATTAAACGCCCACCTAGTAGAATTTATGACAGAGTTTAATAACTATTCATGGGCTATAGATAAAAAAACAAATAAGACAACTAATAAACCAGTTGATGATTTTAACCATTTCATTGACTGCCTTAGATACGCTACAGAGAAATACCACGCTAAAGGTAAACGAGGCGGTTTTAACTTGTATTAGGTGTTATTTTAAATTTATTATGTTAATGCTATAATGATTAAAATTTAACGGGGTTATTTAAACAATGGACAATAAAAGTAGTTTATGCTCGCCTGATAACGAGTATGAAGAGCAGCGACTAAAACGCCAGGAAGTGCGCGCCTGTATGGGTGGCAAGATGGACGTATTAAAAATTGTCACTTGTTTACCTTCTCCGCAATATCAAACATACAATCTTAACGGTTTAGAAGGTTACGCATTAGAGCAGGCAAGAGCTTGTAATAATATAAATACTCAGCGAGCAGATGCTTACTGGTCGAGAGGTAGATTCTTTAATGCTACAGCGCGAACATTTGAAAGTTTTGGTGGTATGGTTTGGGGTAATGAGCCAGAGTCAAATCTTGACCCGTCAATTGACTACCTGCTTGATAACGCTGATGGCTCAGGCGCAGGACTTCGAGAAGTAGCGCAAGAGATAACGGATAACCTTATTTGCTATGGTCGTTACGGTGTTTTGGTTGACATGCCAAGCAATGAAAGTGGGTTAACACGCGAGCAAATGCAACAACCTGATAATGCACCCCGTATGATTCAATATACCGCTGACCAGATTGTTTATTACAGATTAGACGGTAATAAATTAGCAGAGGTTAGACTGTTAGAGGTTGTTAGCGTACAAAAAAATCAATTTGATTGGGAAGATAAAACGCAGGTAAGGCGTTTGGTTATGCTTGACGGTGTTTATGTTAACCAGCGTTATGATGACAAAGACCAGTTGATAAGCGAAGTTACACCAATAGCCAATGGCTCAACACTTGATTATATCCCGTTCCAATTCTTCGGCGCAGATGCTAACACTGCTCATTATAGTAAAGTGCCTTTATATGATTTAGCTAACACTAATTTAGGTCATTTTGTTTTAGATTGTGATAACCGCGACAACTTGCATTACCATGGTCAAGGGATGACAAATATCTACACTGATATGGACGGGGGCGAGTTTAGCGAAGCAAACCCTAACGGTGTAAGTGTCCAAGGCAGTGGGCGAAACTTATTTAGGCAGGGCGATAAAGTAGAGATACTACAAATTGACGCGACAGGCGCTTTGCCTGCTGAAATGGAGCGTGATCAATTACGTATGGTTATGGCTGGCGCTCAATTAGTAACTGATAACTCAGCAAACCAAACATTAGGCGCAAAAGAAATAGAAACGAACGCAAGCGTTAGCGCATTAAAGCGCATTGTTAGAAACGCTAATTCAGGTATAGAAACGTGCTTAACCTGGTGTAGTATGTTTTTAGGTAGTACACAGGAATCATCATACGTTATTAACACTGATTTTATTGCTGATACAATGACACCTGAGATGATTGCTAAACATATAGAAATGGTTCAGCTAGGCGTATTACCTAAAGCAACGCTAAACGAAACAGCGCGCAATGTTGGCTTTACTACGTTAGAAGATGACGAGATAAAAGACCAGGCAGAGCAGGACGCAGCCGAGATGGTAGGTATGACACAAGAGGTAGCACAACAGCAAATTAATGACGAGGTTGATTAGTGCAATCTGAAATACTAACGACCGTTTACAGCCAGCACACCGTTTACCTCCAAAGGCTAGGCGCTACGCAGGGTAACGCTATTATTCCTTACCTATCTAAAATAGAGGAAGGTATTCAGCGCGTATTCAATCGCTATAGAGACAGAGCAAAGACAAAAGCTAATCAAGCAGCAATACAAAAAGCTATTGACGAAATATCAAAAGAGCAATTACAGCTTTATGTTGTGGAGCTAAAAAAATCTAATCGTGAAATAGGTATCGAAGAGGCGCAACTTGCTAGTGCTACTATGCGAAACGTTATAGAGAATGATGACTTTCAAACGGTTATACCAACTGCCGCACAAGTTAGCGCTGTAGCTGTAGCAACGCCCATTCATTTAGGCGGCAACTCTTACACCACTTATAAAACAATGACTAAAAATTATTGGCAGAAGTGGAGTAACGAAATTGATTCAGCAGTGCAAGCGGGGTTTGTTTCAGGCCAAACTATTAACGAAATAGCTGATAATGTATTTAGTGAAATGCGATTACAGAAAAGCACTACTAGTAAGAATATACTTAATCGGGCGTTAAGGTCTGCTAAATCAATCGCCATTACTGGTACTAATCATTACGCTAACACTGCACGTATAGAATTCGTTAATCAAAATGATGACATGATAAAAGGCTATAGGCTTATTGCTGTTGTAGATTCCCGCACTAGTAAACAGTGCAGAAGTTTAGACCAGCGTTATATTGCTAAGGACTCGCCAAAGCTATCAGCATTTACACCGCCTTTGCATATTAATTGCCGCACAGCTTTAGTATACGAAGTTGCTGACAAATACAAGCTTGACGATAAAGACACAAAAAGGGCTTCTAGTTTTGAGGTTGACGGTAGACGCGACCCGAAGCAGGTTAGTAGTGAGGGTATATACTACGAGCAAATGAAAAAGAACTTAAAAAAAGCAAGAGACCAAGACAATATACTTGGCCCAACATTAGGCAAGGCATTTAGAAAGTTAAATGATCCTAAAGCTTTTGCTGATGCAACCATTAATAGCCTTGGCAATCCTTTGACTATTGAGGAAATGCGGAAAAAAAACGATGCACTAGGCAATATTCTAAAAGAAATAGAAAGAAAGAAAAAAGAAAAGAAAGCTAAACGCAATAACGCGTAAAAAACAGCGGTTAGAGACTGCTACAACTAACGACCTTGGGGGTCACATGGACTTAAGTAAATTTGATTTAACAGACGAAGTAACAGCAGCTATTCAAGCTGAGTTTACAAAAGAGACTGAGGGGCTACGTAACAAAAATGAGCAATTACTCGGGGAAAAGAAAAGCATTCAAGGCAGCGTTGCAGAGCAGGCGCAGATTGCAGAGGACGCAAGACAAGCAGCGGTTAGAGCAGAAGAGGCAAGGTTAAAAGCTTCTAATGATATGGACGGCTTAAAGTCTCATTATGAAACTCAACTGGCAGAGCAAACAGCAACCGCCAACGAAGCGGCTAAAGCAGCACAACAAGCGCTTTTGTCGCGTGATAAAGGTAGCGTATTAAATCAGGTTCAAAACTTAATTCATGACGATTTTAAAGACCTTGCGGGAGATAGGTTGTCAAACATGCTAAAAGTTGGTTATAATGACCAACAACAACCCGTTATCACATTTGAACAAGATGGTAAAGTGGTAGCGAACAATATTGATGAGTTCAAAAGCTGGGCTAGCGAACAACCTCAATTTGCAAAGATCTTAAAAGGTGTCGATTCTAGTGGAGCAGGCACAACAAGAAGCCAAGGCAATGGTGTTGCTAATGGCGGGCAAGATGCAGAGTTTAAACAACGTTTACGCGCTGCTGGTTTAACTTAATTAGTAACACAACTCAAAAGAGAGAATAAAAATGTCAAACGCAAATATGGTTATTTATGATGAACAAATCCGCTTACGTACTATTGAACTAATCGGACAAGACTTACAAAAATTTAACGCAGCCTCTGGTAATACTATTATATTATCGGCTGACGGTTTTACTGGTGATTTTTCTAAAGCGTCTTTTGCCGCAACACTGGCAAGCGCACAACGCCGAGTTAATCGTGGTGGTGCTAACACTGCGCAAAGTTCAACCAACTACAATGAAAAAGAAGTCGTAGGCGTTAAAGTCGCTGGTGGTTTTGGCCCTGTATTATTTGAGCCTTCACAAATGACTTACTTGTTATCTAACCCAGAAGAAGCGATAAATAACATTGCACAAGGTTTCGCTGACGCGTTATTAGCTGACCAACTCAACACTGGTGTTGGTTGTGCGGTTGCTGCAATAGAAAACCAAGCTGGTTTAGTTAACGATGTTTCAGCCTTAACTGCTGGTGCTGGTGCGCTTACTCAGTCTGCGCTAAATGGCTCACATGCTAAGTTTGGCGATATGTCGCAAATGCTACGTGCTGACATTATGACGGGCGCAGCTTATCATAAGTTGCTTGAAAAAGGGCTGCAGAATGGCGAAGAGTTGTTTAATTCTGGTAATGTCACTATTCAATCAATCCTTGGTAAAATCTTTGTCGTGTCAGATATCCCTGCATTGCTTGAAACCGGCACGCCTAACAAAACGAAAGTTTTATCATTAGTAGATCGCGGTATTATCATTGATAACACTAGCGACATCGTTACTAACCTTGAAACGACCAATGGCAAAAAACGCATTGAAACGACTTGGCAAGCAGATTATACCTTCGGTGCTAAACTCAAAGGTTACGCTTGGGATGTTGCAAACGGTGGCGCTTCACCAGATGACGCCGCGTTATTTACTGGCACTAACTGGGATAGCGTTATGTCTAGCCCTAAACACACAGCTGGTACATTAGCGATTGCAGATTTAGACCAATAAGGCGAATGAGCATGGATAAGATAAAATATTTACTTCATCCTTGCTCTACTGCTGATAAAACGGAATGGAACAAAAAAGGCTACAAAGTAGTTGATATTAAATTCCAACCAGTAGAAGAGCAGGAAAAACCAAAGCGCAAAACTAAGGCGAAAGCCAAAGAATAAAGCGCAATAATTAAGCCTCGTTTATCGGGGCTTTTTTATACGCTTATAAATGCTATAATATTTAAGTCTAAAGAAGGGGGTAATTATGCGCTCAATGAATCAAATACTTGCTGATATCGTTGTTGCTAACGGCGGTACAGTCTCAGACATAAACAACAGAAATCAACTTTTAAAAGATTGGCTTTTAGCCTTATAAGGTGAATTATGAGTATTAGAAATGAACTACTCGAAGAAATATTGGCGGCCACTGGTGGCACAACTCCGGGAGGTGACGAAGGAAAAGAAAGTGCCATCTTTGAGCGTGGCTACGGTGCAGGCTCAGTAAGTTTTGCTAATCCAGTGTTGCAAATAGCAAACAACCAAGTGTTCAATGATAGCTCTGACATATCAAAGATAAGTGACAATAAAATACGGTTAGAGGGTGGTTATAAATACAAGATTGAAGCCTTTATTAATTGTACTAGCATTAACACTAACTCGTTTACAAACTTTCAGATATTCAACGCCTCTGACACTCAATTCATAGGCGTTGAAGGTACTGTGATATTAACCGATAACAATGGCAATTCAGGTTCGTTAATTCACCCAGTAACGTATATCAATCAATCGACAGCGGTTGAGTTTGAAGTGCAATTCAGTGGTGGCGATGATGTTACAGGCTACAACGCTGTTATTATAATACAAAAAGTTTAAGGGTTATTATGAGTATTAGAAATGAACTACTCGAAGAAATATTGGCGGCCACTGGTGGTGGCGATGTTAAAGTTGTAGATGATTCTATTGGTCGCACTCAATTGGCGGCTGATGTTGAAACAGATATTGACAGCAAAGTTGAGAAAGCTGGCGATACTATGACGGGGGCCTTAAAAGTTGATAAAACTGTAACTGCTGGCACTGGTTACGTGGGCGGTTATGACTTCGCATCACATATTAAAATGAAGTCTGTTGATACTGACTCGCTAACCGATACGCAACGAGCGTTATTAGTTGAGAACGAGGTTTACACCAGTGGTAGTGGTAATCCGCTTGATTTAGATTATGCTAACGCAGCCACAATAACATCACATTATAAAGGCTCGTCAAATGACATGACTGTCGCTGTGGTTGGTTTAAATGGCGAGGGTAGAGTGTTGAACGCTTCCGCTGCTGTATACGCCACAGGCTCTTACGGGGTCGCTACTGATGTACAATTAGGTGTTAATGTTGGTGGTACTTTTGTGGCTCAGAATGCGGCAACTGCTAACTTAGGTGTCTTTGCATTCTCTGATACTGCGGGTGCAGCTAACAACCGTTCAGCTTACTTTGCTTTATCACCTGACAATGTAAACTTTGATAGTTACCGCGTTGCGCGAGTTGCTTCACCTCTACCAGTTCAAGATGCTGCTGTAATTATTGATGATTACACAGGCGCGAAACATGCTTTATTTGTTAACGGTAAATCAGAGTTTGACGGTAAAGTGATCGTGCCTAACTCTACTGCTGACAATGAAGCTGTTAATGGTGCAGACATTAAAGCTAAGCAGAAGATTTATCAATTTGATTTAGTAGGCGGTGTTGCTAAGGTTATTTCAACACCTACTACTATTGACCTTGATAAGGTGATTTGGCACGTAGTTGATAACTATACTGACGTTAATCTAAGTGTT